GGACTACACGGTGGGCGCCGACAAGGGCGGGGAAGTCAACATGTTCGACTTCTTCGACATCGACTACAACCAGTTCAAGTACCTCATGGAGACCCGCGTCTCGGGCGCCATGACCAGGTACCGCGGTGCGCTGTCGGTCATCGAGTTCACCGGCACCGGCCTGCTGCCCGACCCGGCCGCTCCGACCTTCGATGAGGTCACCGGCGTCGGCACCATCCCGGCGTTCTCGGGTCTGCACCTCACCTACGTCACGGTGGCCGACGACGGCACGCTCAGCAGCGCGCTCACCGTCGGTGCGCAGGCCGCGATCGCGTCTGGTGCTTACGTCACCTACCGCGCGGTGCCGGACTCCGGCTACGAGTTCTCCACTGACAACTTCCAGTGGACCTTCCGCCGCGACTAAACCTGGGAGGGCGATAGATGCGGTTCTCCGGGACCGTAGGCTTCGCGACCAGCACGCAAACCTCTCCAGGCGTCTGGGAAGATGTCATTACCGAGAAACCATATTTCGGCGATGTCATCAGGAATTCCAGGCGCCTGGAGGGGCCGTCGATGGTACCTCCAGAGACGAACCAGGGCGTAGCGCTCGGGAACTCGTTCAGCATCGTCGCGGACGCGATGGCCTTCGAGAACTATCAGCACATGAGGTATGTCCACTGGAACGGCGGCTACTGGACCATCAGCGACGTCGAGGTTCGCCGGCCAAGGCTCATCTTGACGATCGGAGGGCAGTGGCATGGGAACAAGGCTTGAGTTCCAGACTCTCCTTGAGGGCCTCGGGAACGGAGTCACCGTATATTTCCAGCCTCCGCCCGATGTTCAGATGGTCTACCCGGCGATTGTCTACAACCGTGACTTCCTGACCAACCACTTCGCTGACAATATCCCGTACGCGGGAATGCTCCGGTACCAGGTCACGTTGATCGACGCCAATCCTGACAGCCCTCTGCACCCCCTGCTCATGGCAATGCCGATGATGAGGTTCGTACGGCATTACACGAGCGCCAACTTGAACCATGACATATACGACGTCTACTTCTGAGGAGGAGTAGTGGCAGTTCTCGTCTTCGACGACACGGGCAACCGTAGGTTCGAGACCGGCGTCAAGAAGGGTGTCCTGTACCCGCTGAACACCGGTAACGGCCTGTACGACACGGGTTTCGCCTGGAACGGTCTCACCGAGATCAAGGAGAAGCCCGCCGGGGCTGGTTCCAACAAGCAGTACGCCGACAACATCGCCTACCTGAACCTGCTCTCCGCGGAGACCTTCGGCGGCGAGATCTCGGCCTTCACCTACCCGGATGAGTTCGGGCAGTGCGACGGCACGGCGGAGCCGGCTTCCGGCGTCACCGTCGGCCAGCAGTCCAGGGCGACCTTCGGGCTCAGCTACCGTACCGAGATCGGCAACGACGTGTCGTCCGACCTGGGTTACAAGCTGCACCTGGTGTACGGCGCGCTGGCCTCGCCGTCCGAGAAGGACTACTCCACGATCAACGACTCGCCGAACGCGGTGGCGTTCACGTGGGCGTTCGACTGCACGGGTGCGAGTTCCACGAACTTCGGTTCGACCAGCCTTCTGACGATCGACAGCACCAAGGTAGACGCCACAGCCCTGGGCGATCTCGAGGACTTCCTGTACGGCACCTCCGGCACGAACCCTTCGCTGCCGCCGCCGGACTCCGTCCTCGCGCTGTTCACCGGTTCGATCACGGCGATCACGCTGACCCCGCCGACCTTCGACGGTGCTCACACCATCACCATCCCGTCCGAGACCGGCGTGACCTACTACGTCGACGGTGTCGTGCACGCTGCCGGTACGCAGCTGCTCACCACCGGCCAGTCCAAGGTCGTCTCGGCCACCCCGAACGCCGGCTACGTGTTCAACAAGCCGGTCGTCACCAGCTGGCTGTACACCTTCGTCAGCTAGAGCCTGCCTGAGCCGTTGCGGACGGCTCAGTAAGGGAAAGGAGGAGCGAGTGCTCCGGCTAACAGTCGTCACCGCAGAGGGATTCGACGATGAGACAGGTCAATTCGTCGACGCCAACAGCGTGACGCTCGAGCTGGAGCACTCGCTGCTCTCGCTGTCAAAATGGGAGTCGAAGTGGGAAACTCCCTTCCTCGGTGACAAACCCAAGACAAACGAGCAAGTTCTGGATTACGTCTGCATGATGAGTTCCTCCGGAGAAATTCCCCCGGAGGTCCTCGTGCGCATGGGTCCGGAACATTTCAACGCCATCAACGACTACATCAACGCCAAGATGACGGCAACCACCTTCTACGAGCCCAAGAAGCCGCCAAAGAGCAGCGAGGTAGTCACTAGCGAGCTCATTTATTACTGGATGATAGCGCTCGGAATCCCGTTCGAATGTCAGGAGTGGCATCTCGAACGGTTGCTTACGCTTATCAAGGTATGCAATGTCAAGAACGCTCCGAAAGACAAGTCCCAAGGCGGCCTGACCAAGACCAGCGCAGCTGACCGGCGCGCCCTGAACGAACAGCGACGCCGAGAGGCAGGAAGCAGCGGGTGACATGACCAGAGTTACCTGGGACGCTTCAGGTCAGCGTCTCTACCAGACAGGTGTCGATCGCGGGATGATTTACCTTGCTGACGGGACTGTCAGTACCTGGAATGGTCTTGTCTCGGTAACGGAAAACCCGAGCGGCGGAGACCCGGTGCCGACGTTCCTTGACGGGCAGAAGGTACTCAACGTCCCTTCAGGAGAGAACTACGAAGGAACGATCGAGTCTCTGTCTCTTCCGCTTGCCGCCGCGGCTTGCGCCGGGTGGGGAATCCTTCAGTATGGCCTGTTCGCAAGCAACCAGCCCAAGATGACATTCGGGTTCTCTTACCGGACGCTGATCGGTAACGACGTCAGCGGAACAGACTTCGGCTACCGGATCCACGTCATATTCAACTGCACGGCAAAGAGCTCCGACTTCACGCACGAGACGATCACGGACCAGCCGTCAGTTAAGTCGTATTCCTGGGACATCACGGCTGTTCCGGTCGCTTTCAGCGGAAGAAGGCCGACAGCGCATGTCGTGTTTGACACCAGGATCCAGACTCCGCCGACCATAACGGCTATCGAGGCGCTTCTTTACGGCGATGACAATACAGACGCCGTAATGCCGACTACTGACCAGATTGCTCTTCTACTGTCGTCCTAGGGGGTGCCATGACACTGCTTCGTAACAACTTCTCGGGCTTGACCAATGGCACCACCCTGACGACGGGTAACACAGGCGGCGTGTCAGGTCACGCTTTCGACGCCATATCTATCCCGTCTGGCGGAACGCTAGCAGCTGACAACACGCATCCAAGCAACGGTAAAGTTGCGCTCAAGGTAGCGACGACCACTACTGCGGGAGCTGTCTCTGCACAATGGCTTAACGCTTCCCTGGGTTCGTCTCAGACACTTCTGTACTTCAGCGTGTCGTTCCTCAAGACTGCAGCGGCCACTCCGGCTTGCCGCCCCATAACCTTCAGGACATCAGGCGGGACGCATGTAGCGTCGGTGCTGTTCTCGGCGAACTCGCTCTCGTTCAGTTGCGGATCGGGGTTCGTCGGAGCAGGCAACTTCACGACAGTCATTCCGAGTAATCAGTATGTCCGGGTCGAGGGTCACATCGATACTTCGGCCGGAACGATCTACGCTGAGCTTTACCTGAGCCAGTACGGGACCACGCCAGACGAGACGCACACGTTCACCGGCCTGACCACAGGCGGCCCGATAGACCGGGTTGACGTTGGTAACGGGAATAGCGCCACTAGTGACGGTCCTTTCTGGATCGGTGACGTCGGAGTGTCGACCACTGGCCCGCTTGGACCTGCGGTGGTTAGTGGTACAACCGCTATCGCTCTCAAGAAGATGTCCGTAGTTGCGGCGTTCACGACACCGGTACACGCTCGCGTAACCTGGGACAACAGCACAGACAAGACTTATTCCACCGGGATCTCGCAGGCTGTTCTGTACCCCAAAAGTTCCCCGGGGGTTGCCTGGAATGGTCTTATCTCAGTTACTGAGAAGGGCGACGACAACACGACCGGCATAGTCTTGGACGGGCAGCTGGCTGTTGCAGAAAACCTACCGGGAACCTTCGCAGGAAACTTGTCGGCGTACATGTATCCCGAAGAGCTCGAACCAAGCCTGGGTAATGACGGCGGATACACCAGCCAGCCGAGGGAGACGTTCGGTCTCTGTTACAAGGACAATCACCAACTGCATATCTTGTACAATGTCCTGCTCCAGCCTGGCAGCGATAAGTACCAGACACTGAGCGATAACTCGGATGCGCTAGCGTTCTCGTGGGACTTCACGACTACGCCTGTCGATATTCCCTGGGGAAGACCTTCAGCACACCTCGTGATAATGGTCGACTATGCTCAGCCAGGCGCACTTTCGGCGCTTGAAGATGTTCTCTACGGGAACGCGGCAAACGCTCCGTCGCTGCCGGACCCGCTGAGCATCTACAACATATTCGACCCGTTCGCAGTCCTGAAGATCACGGACAACGGCGACGGGACCTGGACAGCTAACGATCAGGGGAACGGCGCCATATCCATGGTCGACGGAAACCACTTCCAGATCACCTGGCCGTCCGCAGTGTTCCTGTCTGACACCACCTACCGGATCCACTCACTTTAAGGAGGCTCATGGCCACCATAACTGGCATGACGTCCGCTGCGATGGATGCGATCGCCGCTGGTGTCATCGTCGGAGCTACTGTCAATGGCGCGGGCCACCTCATCTTGACCAAGGAAGACACGTCGACGGTAGACGCCGGGTATGTTGTCGGTCCTACAGGTCCGGCCGGTGCTGACGGCGCTGACGGAACTACTTTCAGCCTCGATGCGCTGACGGTAGCAAACCCGACTGCGGCCGACTGGTCGAACAACAGTCACAAGATTACGAGCGTTGCGAACGGATCATCCGCGCAGGATGTAGCTACGATCAACAACCTCGGCGTCAAGTTCGACAAAGCCGGAGGAACCTTCACGGGAGCTGTTGTCGAGGCTGCGGTTGCCCTTACCTTCGCCACGACGATCCTGGTTAACGCTGCGCTGGGGAACACATTTCGGGTTACCCTGACAGCAAGTACCGGGACACTCGACGCGCCGTCGAACCCGACCGACAATCAGAAGATCATCGTCGAAGTCAAGCAGGACGCGACCGGAAGCCGCACTCTGGCCTACAACTCCGTCTACCAGTTCACGACCCAGAACCCGTCACCGACTCTGTCTACCGCGGCGAACGCTGTGGATGAGCTCATATTCATCTACAACTCCACAGCGGCTAAGTGGCGGTTCCAGGGCGCTCTGCTCGGGTACACCTGATGAGCATATCCGTAATCCAGGCAGTCGAAAAGAACACGCTGTCGAGCACTATCAGCGCCACTGGCAGTGGGCAT